AGATCATGGCACCGCCGCACCTCCCGCGATCATGCCGCCCGCCAACAGGTTAGCCTGTTGCTGGGCCAGCCACTTGTCGGAATAGGTAAGCTCCTGCGCGCGCTTCGCGGCGGGCAGGACCAGCGCGAAGTTCGGCGGGGCTCCGGTCGGGTAGGGTTCGTCCTTGGCCACCGATACGATGGTCGCCGCCTGTTGCTCAGGTGAAGGTGAAGTTAGAGCCATTGGATTTAATCCCGTGATCTATGACCTTGACGACGACGATGCCCGGCACGGAGCGGGTCGCATCCTGCAACATGTCGATCCGGGTCGCCGAGACGTAACGATAATAGGGGGTGTAGACGCCACCGGTCTCGACCGTCGAATTGATCGTGAACTTGGTGCCCGTAATGGTCACCCAAACCGGCTTGGATGTCGGCCCGGCAACGGCGGTATTGGGGGCCAGTGAGGTGATGGTGGGGTCGTCGGTCGGGGATACTGGGGCGGCACCGTAAGGCTCCTGCGGCGAAATCCAGCCTTTCGGCTCGTTGACGACGGTGGCAAAGGTCTGGGCGGGCACCGCCGCCGCCGCCTTGGCCGCCGTGGTCCTCGGCGTGTAGTTCACCGTGGCGTTGGAAGTTGACTGACTCTCGTCGCCATAGGCACCGCCATTGAAGGTCACTGTCGGCACGTTGATCGGCGGAAAACCTCCCGCCGGGACACCAACCGGCGGGAATTTGTGCCAGTTGACCGGGGTCACCTCGACAAGCAGCGCGGTGGCGATTGCCGGGTCCTGCGCCCGCAGGACGCTGAAAGCCTGTTTAGCCATAAGTCCGCTCCTTACGTCGGCACGGCCGACTTGTAGTACCCGTTGGTCAGCCAGAACTTGCTGCCCGGGGCCAGAGGAGTGCCAGTGGGGTAGGGGAGAAGAGCATCTCCGGCGGCAGGATTGACGACGGTCACCGCGACACCCGCCACAGCGGCACGCCAGCCGTCTATGGGGCTCGGCCACGTGCCGGGCGTGATGGCCTGAGGCTCCACGCCGACTTCCTTGGTGCCACGCTTGGTTTCGACTTCGTCGTCGTCATCGTTGTTGCGGGGGTTCTTGGCCATCAGGATATCCTTTCCGTCGCCGCAGCGACTGCCTCGTAGAACAGGTTGTGATACCCGGCGATCAGAGCCCCCTTGTCGTCGGGATTGATGATCTGGCGAGCACCAATAGCATCATCTTTGGTGTTTGAAAAATACCCGCCCAATTTCTTGCCGGTGAACCAGCCCTCCGACATGCCCCGGAACATGATGCGGGCAGCTATAAGGCTATCCAGAGCGAGATCAGGATGTAGTACAAGATCACGATCGTTAATGAGAGAAAGAGCAGCCGATGCGCGGTCGTAATTCTCTTTCCAAGTAAGCTGCACAAATCCGCGCCCATAGAACGTGTTCCCGTTCTCATCCGGGATGCCGTAGTCTTTACCTTTCCCTTCACCATACTCGCGGATTGGCCACATCTTGGTTGCACACTCGTGATATACTGTAGCGAGCATGTAACTCAGCCAACGCAGATCGTCCATCGGAGTTCCACCGGCATTGTAATCCCAGACCGCGAGGATGACCGACTGGCCGTCGACCTGTTGCTGGTCCAGCGCGCCCTGAAACATGCTCTCGCGGACGTGGGAGAAATAGATTTCACGATCAATCATGGCTTGCCTCCCTGATTGCCGGTTCCGTTGCCGCCGTTGCCGTTGCCACAGGAGCCGCTGCATCCGCCGCCGTTGGTGCTCTGGCTCCCACCACTCTGTGTCCCGTTATTGCCGCCGGTCGGGTTACCACCAGCAGCAGCAGAAGCACTACCGCCGCTACCAGGATTGCCACCAACAGAGCCACTGTTATTCCCGCTACCAGATCCACCAGACGTTCCGCCGCTGCCGCTATGCGCCTTCTGATCACTGGGCCTATCCCCAGTCCTGCTTCCGGGCTTCTCGATCGAGAACCCATGGGCCGTCCGTTCCGGCGCGGCGCAGATGGCCGTCACGTCGATGGCCATCGAGCGCAGCACGCGACACTGCGACGGCGTATGCGTCACCATCACTGCGGCGCAGACGAAGGCAAGGCATCCACGATAAGCATGAGCGTTGCGCAATGACTGACAATCTGCTCCTCACTCGGTTCGCGTTCGAGGATCACGCCGACGGTCCATCGCTCGTTGCCGCCTGCCGCGAAGCCGGTCGAGATCGACCACTGCTTCGGTCCACCACGCTCCGCCACTACGCGGATCGTACAGCCCCCCTCGGTGCGTACCACCCTGTATGAACTGAGGAAGCGGTCGAGTAGCGCCGGGTCCGAGAACACCTTCCAGATCACAAACACAGGGACGGCAAGCGCAACGATAAGCGCCAGTATCGCCACGTTCCTGAGCGTCAGGCCGTGCAGTACCTTGGCGACGCCCGATAGCCATTCGGACATCCATCATGTCAGCTTCGGTAGGTTGAGCCCGCCACCGCCCACCACTTGCAGCAGTAGCAGCACGACCACCAGCACCACCAAGACAACGACGGCGACGTAGATGATGCGCTGGATCGGTTCCGGCAGTCCAAGCTGGCCCAATACCCAGATCGCCAAGGCGACGAGGATACCCAGAATGAGCAGCCAGAAGATCAGGTTGACGAGGGCAGGGATCATTCTTTTCTCTCCCATATCGAGGGAAGAGTGATGCGGGACTTGTAGGTTTTCGGCACCCCGTGAACGTGCATGGGCTTGCTGTTGCCGACCCTTCCGACACGCGGCGACGAACGCCGGGGCAAGTCTTCGCAGATCGGTTTCCAGCCTCGTATCTTGGCCAGATAGGTGGCGGCGCTGGCGGGGTCGGGCCTGACGTATTCGCCGTGCATCTTGTGTTTCATTGCATTGGTCCTATCGGCGGTCCCGGCGGCAGGGCTCCGTTGGGCGGCGGCATGGGGGCGCTAGGTGTCTGCCCTGCCCCCATGCCCAAGCCCGGCGGTGGCATCATCGGCGGAGGAGCCATCATCTGGGCCTGTATCTGCTCCTGAAAATCCGCGATCATCTCGGTGACGGCACGGGAGTTCCTGATCGGGTGGATCATCATCTTGATCATCTCGAGCGTGAACTGGATGATCATCGGCGGCGGCAATACGCCTATCTTCAAAAGTCCGGCGGCACCCGTCATGATGCCCTGCATCGCCATCATGATCTTGGCGTTGGATTCCTGTTCCATGGCCTCGTCTATCGACACCGTCGAATCGGTCTCGATATCGATGGTGCACGTCCTTTGAAAATCATCCCTGAGGATGGCTTCCACGGCGGGCGTGACCTCTTCGCCGGTCATCCTCGTCAAGGTGTCGGCGTCGAAGTTCTTGGAGATGATTTCGGCCTTCATGCGCAAGAGTTCGCGGGCGAAGTTGGCGCAGACGTTCTTGTGCTCCTCGAGACGGTTGGTGCCCATCGTGCCCTTGATGCGCTGGGCCGTGGCGGTCTCGTACGGGTTGGAATTGCCGCGCATGATGTCGGATATGCCCATGACCTCGTAGATGGCCTGCTTGGTCTGCTCGCGGGCGAGGTAAAGCTCCTTGAGCGCATTGACCCACTCGAGGATCGGCACGATCCAGATGTGGTTCTGCAAGCCGCCGTTGATGAGGTCGATCCCGGCGATGGGAAGCATCTTGCCGTCGTCCGCCGTGAGGATCGCGGCGATATCCCGGTTCGAGGCGTTATAGCCGCCGCGAATCTTGATCTTCTCGATCAGCTGGGAGATGCGCCGGGAGGTCTCATCAAGATCCTGCGCAAGATGGCGGTAGAGGTCGTAGTATGGCCGAGGAAGCATAGAGTCCGTCGTAGTGACGGCAAGGAGCGGCTTGGGGACGGGGAAGAAATTAGAGAGCCCCAGACTGTCTTCGTCGACACGTAGAACAATGCCCTCGACCTCCCGCACGAACCAGATGACTCTTCGTTCCAGCTTGTCCCATATCTCCCACACCATGGCCTTCTTGATGACGTCGCCGAGCTTCTCGGCGGTCTTCATGGCACCGCCGCCGCCGACTACGTTCTTGGCGGCGCTTTCCTCGGTCCATTTGAGTACGTCACCAAGTTTTCCAGACTGTTCCAGTTGCTGGAGTTCGGGACTGTCCTCGAATTCAGCCATAAGGCTTTTCTTATCGAATAGATGTCGGAACCCGATCCACATGCCATCTGAAAACTGTCGTACCGGATCGTATAGGATGTCTTCCCAGTAGACATACTCATCGGCAACCGTCTCCCAGATTTTCACCTGTTCGCTGAAAGGCTCCGCTCCCGGCAGTGGAGGAGGCTCCCCCGGGAGCGAGAGACCTCCACCCATGACCGGATCGGTCACCGGCTGGCTCTTCAGCTGCGGATACCACCTGACACGGCAGGTGCCGCGCCCGGGCAACAATAAGTCCTTCACCGCCGCCTTGACGGCTTCGTGGCTGACATCGTCATCCAGAACGATCTCCAACGCCTTCTGCATGACGGCAGCCGCCGTTTCGATGTCTTCCTGCGCCGGGAGCCCCGGAGGAAGTGGCGCAGGGCCACCCGGCATCATCTGCGGGGGACCGGGCGGCGGTGGGGGAGGCGGAGGCTCCGGCAGCGGTTGCGGCAGCCCGGTGACGTTGAGGCCGATATCGATGGTGTTGCTCTCGGGCGGCACGGCTGCGCCGGGCGGCGGCACCATTGGCGGGGGGCCGCTGGGGATACCGCCACCCGGCTCTGCCATCATGGGCGGAGCACCTTCTGGGGGGAGGCCACCCACGGGAGGGGGAAGCGGACCCGCGCCACCGGGCTGGGGTGGACCGGCCGGTGGCGGGGCCATGCCGGGAGGAGCCATTGGAGGTGGAACCGTCGGCGGCATCGGGACCGGCGGGCTCGACTTCTTGGCAAACCTCGAGCGCACGACCGGGGTCGGGGGTATCGCGTAGATGTTCGGAAGCATGACTTCCGTGTTCGAAAACAAGATGTTGAAAACGATGTCGGAGTTGTTGCGCTTCTTGCCGGTCAGCGGGACGGAGGTGCCGTCGTTACGGTAGATCTTGATGATCTCCCGACCTCTGGCACGGAAGTCGTGCTCGGCCCGCTCGGCATCCGTCAGGCAGCGCTCCCAGTAAGCTTTGTCCACATCCGGCTGGTCATCCCCGGCACCCTGCGGGGTGACAGGCGGCACGCCGGGCTTACCCGTCTCGGCGCTGAGGGTAGGGGCGACCTTTGGGGTGTCGTCATAGGTGGCCATCAATACAGCCTGTACTGGGTGCTACGAACCCCCCTGCGCTTCTTCGACAGGATCGGGCTTTTCTTCTCGGGCTTCTTCAGCTTGGACGCTTCGTAGGCACCGATTTCGGTCGGCGCGCTGGCGGCAAGCGGGTCACGGCCACGAAACGGCGAAGGCGCGATCTCGAGCGGCGGCGGCGGATTATTGGTCGGCGCGCTGGCCGCCAGCGGGTCACGGCCACGAAACGGGCTCGGCGCGATCTCGAGTGGCGGCGGCGGGTTGTTGGTGGGTGCTCCCGTCATGGTGTCGAGAGGTCTGCGAGGGGAGACGGGCAGGTCCCAAGAACCGGGCGGGCGTTCGCGGGTGGCGCGGTCTTCCAGCAGCGGCGGGCCGGGCCTCGGCATTGGAATCGGCACCGCCGCATCGGCAGCGCCTCCTCCGGTGGCGGGTCTCGGCGTCGGGATCGTGCTGGTCGTCACGGGGTCGGCCGTGGGCGCGGCTCCGGCACCGCCCGTAGCGGCGGCCTCCATGCTGGGGGAATACGCCGTCGAGTTGCGTCCGCTGCGCTGGATGTTCCAGCGGCGGGCGGCGGCGTCGCGGTCGCCGTGGGTGAGCGCCATCAATTCCTCGAAGCTCTGCGGGGTTCCACCCCGGGCACCCGGCCCCATCGCGCCGGAGAGCCTGTCGCGGAGGTTACCGCCGCCGCCGCCAATGCCGAGCATATCGAGCAAACCCATGTCAGCCTCCCTGTTGCTTGTGGATCAGCATCGCCAGCATCTCCGGCGGGATTTCGTCGCCACCAGCTTCGGCAGCGCCCGCCGGTGGCGGTCCCTCGGCCATGGTGCTCGGACCCTGCGCCGCCATGACGGCCTGCATCAACTGGCGAAAGACATCCGCCGGGATGGTCACCATGGCGGAATCCGACCCCTGCGGCGGGAGGCTCCCGCGTCCTGTCGGCGGAGCCTCTTCGCCGTTTTCGGGCAGCGCATCCTGTTCGGCACCGACAGCCTCTTCGGGAGCCATCTCCTCGGCCAGCGCGGCGCGTCCCTGTTCTTTTTCTTCCTTCGATTTCAGGGGGAAAGCCATGGTTTACAGATCCAGTTCCTCGAGTTTGAAGGCATTGGAAACCAGAAAGGGATTGCGGTCCTCATGGACAATGTCCAAGCCGGAGGTGGACCGGAACGGCCTAGACATGCAAGCATATCTGACTTCGTCCACCGCATGATCCTCGCTGTCGGTGTCCAGATCTTCCGGGTTGGTCTCGGAATGCTGCATCATCGGCAGGGTGCGGAGGGTATCACGGCAGGTTTCGAAAAAGAAGATCATGGGGTTTCCGTCGGCATCGCCCCTCAATCGGGCTCTAAGCTGGTCCCACCCTCCCATCCTTTTGTCCCTTCCGGCACGGGTGTTGTCGGCCCTTCGGAAGAAGGCTCCGTAACGGCCGAGCGTCTCGCCGATAGAGGGACCGCTAAGAACAGCGAACGCAGCGGGGTCGAGGACGCCATACGCGATATCCTCGCCAGCCTCACGCGCGACAATCCCGCCCGCGACCACTTCCGCCGGTAGCTTAAGACCCTGATCAGGTCCGGCAGCGCCGTACCATTCTCGATAGCGAACGATAGCGCCGCGCGGTAATATTCGGCGCTCCGCCGGGGTGACATAATCGTCTTGGACATGGGCCCACCATCCTACGCTAAAAGGTTTCGCACTGCCCCAATCCATGCTGCGAAACCTGATCCAATCCTTCGGAACGGGGAAGGCCGAGACGACATGCCGTTTCTTCTCGAACTCGGGAAAGAACGCACCCTCAATGACATCCCAGTCCCCTTCCAGCCACGCCCGTACAAGCTCAGGCGAACCGGAAGCACGCAGCCGGTTGATATAGTTCGGGTCGTTGCGGGTGAGGGCCGGATTGTCCGAGAGTCTGGCTGGGATGAATACACGGGTCAGTCCTGTGTCGGGATCAGTGTAGGGAGCCATCGGACCCTTGTCGATGATCCAACTCTTGACCCAGTGGTGGCCGGGTCCGCCGGGGTTGCAGGTGGCGCGGAACTGGCACTTGATGCCGGGGACCGAGGACCTGAGGGTGGCGAACAGCTTGAAGATCGGTCGGGAATCGGAATACTGGGTAAGCTCCTCGACATAGACCCGCGTGAGGCTCCAGCCCTGATAGTTCTGGGCATCGGAATCGGATTCGAGATACGCCATGTTCAGCATCCCGCCACCCTGAAACCGGAAGAACTTCTTCTGGTCGTTCCAGACCGCGGCGGAACCGTACATCTGCTGGGCGGTCTCGATGGTATCCTTGAGGTCCTCGCGGGTCTTGCGGACCATGAGACCGCGCGCGGCGGGGCCGTGTTTTTCCGCGTGCAGCCAGAACTCGCCGAGCGTCGCGTAGGACTTACCACCGCCTCGGGCACCGCCGTAAACCACGACGTCGAAGGGTGCGCGCAGGAACGCCGCCTGCGGACCCGGCTGCGGCTTGAATCCGATAATGACGCGCTGACTAGGCACCTCCGGCCTCCGGCCTTCGGTGAATGATCCACCGATCAAGCATATCCATAGGAGCCTCGAATGTTCTTGTTGAAATACGATCCCGGCGAACTCGAGCCAATGAAATCGGTGAACACGTCCGACGGCACGCCGTCATACGTGTACTCGGTGCCGTCGGTGAACGAAATGGTCAGGAGGTAGGTGGCGGGGTCGTAGCTGGCGGAGTTGATGGCCGACGAGTTAACCGGCACCTCCGTCACCGTCAGGGATGAAAAACCGAGAGCCATAAGAACAAACCATGAACGAGTTGAAATCCCGGTTGGTGTGGATTTTTTAGGGGCCCCACAACCCAGGGGCGTACCCACTTTCCGGATACACCCCACCCCTTAGAACAAACCAAGAACACATACCTACTCTAGGTTGCATTCATAGTATAGTTACAGTATAGAATGCACGTTATACATGTACAACCTAGGCCCTTACTATGTAGCCTCTAAGTTCCT